CATCGACTTCGATGAGGGCGCCGGTCCTCTGGTGGCTACGGTAGCTGCGGCGGTCTACACCGACCCGGACGTTCTCGCCACAGCAATCAAGACAGCACTCGACACGGCTGGGGCAGACACCTACACCGTGACCTACGACGACACCCCCTACGGCACACAGAGGTTCACCATCTCCTCGGATGGAACGACTTCCCTGGACATGGACTGGGCGACCGGCCCCAACGTAGCGACGAGCATCGGCTCCGACATTGGCTTCACCGCCGATGACACTGGCGCTTTCACCTACACTGGTGATGATCCCATAACAAATGGAGAGATCACGACCGATGAGGCCGGTGGATGGGAAGCCGCTTTCCCCGAGGGCACAGAGATCATACCCTTCTTCCCAGCCCCCACCACACAGGGTTCCCCCGTCAACAGCATCACGGGAAGCATGGCCATTGACAGTGACATCACACTTCGCACAACGGAAGGCAGCGTCGAGTACAACGGAAACATGGAGGCTCGCAACGACATCTTCGGTGAAGAGTCGTCCATCGGCTTCTCGGTTTCCGGTCGGCGCGAGGTCACAATGAGCGTGACGAGCTTCCTGGAGGCTGACTATGTCAACCTCGTGAAGGAGTTCAACCGCTTTGGCGAGACCCACGCCATTCTCGTGACGCTTGGTGAAGGTGCTGGAAATCTGTGCCTCATCGAGATGCCGAGTCTCGAGTTCGACAATGTTCCGTTCACGGTGCCGGAACAGGAAGAGGCCACGGTCGTTCTCACGGGCATGGCTCTCGACCAGACGGCGCCCTACGAGGGAGAGTTCAAGGTCACCTTCGCGTAGGTGACCAAACGGAGTGGTATCCCATGGATATCACCTTGCCGTCGTAGCGCTACGACGGCTGAAGGGAGTACCAATGGACTTCGCTGAGAAACAGGAATGGGTCACGTACGTAATCGACTACGAGGAGAACCGATCACAGCCCCCCGAGATCCAGATGACGGTGGAGGTACGGGGGCTGACATACGGTGAAGAGCAGAAGTACACTGAGAACATCAAGCTCTTGGGTAAGGGCGGCAAGAAGGGTTTCAAAACAAACTCCTCCGTTGTCAAACACAAGATGTTCATCGACAACGTCAGGAACCCGAAGAACATCACTTTCGGCAAGAAGCCAGCAAAAGGCCCCGGTGAGATCTGGGACAAGTGCCCGATTGAACTAGTCCAGGACATCGTGGACGCGATCGAGATCCGATCTCACCTGGAAGAGGGTGATATAAAAAACTTGAGTGCATAACCTACTGGTACTTGCTCGACTCGAACAAGATTAGCCGAGAGAAGTATGACTGTAGGATATGCGAAGAGGAGGGAATGGGTGGAAAGAGGAATTGTGAAGCCAATCCAGAACGGAAAGACTTCGAGTTCATTTTCCATCCATTGCTTTCTTCTACCAGGATCAATATGTGCCCTCGGGCGTATATCGATCCTTACTGCGAGTGGCTCTTCGAGCAATATGTTGCGTTCAGGAAGTTTGGAGCACTTCCATATGGTCCGGCCCTGTACGCGCAGCCAGCGGTTATGATCGAGGCTTTTCACCACATTCAGGCCACTATCGATAAGATGGACGACTTGAAAGATCGCAGGATAAAGTGGGAAGCAGAGCGGGAGAAGAACAAAGATGGCAAGGATAGGCGTCGAGGCTCAGTTCCGCGTAATAAGCATGGCAGAACGCGACCTCGCCCGCGTGGTAGGCGCCTTTAGCCCAGCTTTCGGCAGGCTCGGTGTGTTCATGTCGAGGTTCACCCGAGTCGCCGGAGTTGGTTTTGCTTCTCTCGGTGCTACTGGCGCTGCCGCCGCCGGTCTCATCTTCGCCGGATTCCTGGCCCTTCAAGCGCTATTCCGCATCCTGAGCAGCTTATTGAACAAGTTCTTGAGTCTTCTGAAGGATGTGGTCAAAGAGGGGGTCGCATTCCAAAACTCGATGATTCTCATCGGGGTCGCGACGAATAGTTTGGCAAGTGATTTTGTTGGCCTTGCCACGTCTCTTCCACTGATAGGTGTCAGTTCGAGGGAAGCAGCCAAAGGCCTAGAGGTTCTTGTCCGCGCTGGTTTCGACGCCAAGGAAGCAATGGCAGTCTTCCCAGAATTGGCCATGTTCTCCAGAGCGGTCGGAGCATCCATGGGTCGCACCGCGTCAATTCTTGTTGGCGCGGTAAGAGCCTTCAACATAGAGGCTGAAAATTCCAGACGTGTTCTCGACACAATGGCCTTTGCCATTCTGAGAACCCGTTTCAATTTCGAGACGTTCTCCACGGCATTCGCATTTGGCGGAGCTGCCGCAGCGGGTTTCGGCCAGGATCTTGAAGAGACCGTAGGGGTCATGGCCAAGTTCTTCGATCTGGGCCTCAGAGCATCCACGGTTGGTACCACGATCCGTAATATGCTCTCTCGTCTGGGTAAGCCCACGAAAGAGGCGCGGGCTGCCCTACTTCAGTATGGCATTACCCTAAAGGGGGTCAACCCCCTGCTGAATAACTGGGGCGTCCTACTCAAGAGACTTGTCCCGCTTCTTCAGGATGCCGAGTCGTTCACTACGATCTTTGGTCGCAGGACCGGAGGTTTCATTCGACGCCTTGTACAGCAGATCGCAGAAGGTAAAGTCAATATTGAAGACTTTACTAATACGATTAAGAACTCTACTGGCATCATACGTAAGGTAATGATGGAAAGGCTCAATGCTGCTAGTGGTCAGCTCGAAGCCTTCGGTGCGCAATGGCAGACATTTAAGGTGGAGATCTTCAATGCGATCGAGCCTATTATCAAAGAGGCTATGTTTGAGCTGAACAAGGCCATGTTGGATGTGCGGGATGCTTTTCAATCTATGATGCCAGCTATGCGTGTGTGGGGGAATATTTTCTCGGATGTGGTCATAGGATCTTTTGAACATGCTCGTAAAGTAGTACGCGGGTTCATAGGCATTTGGGATTATGGCACAGGCCTTGTAGAAAAAGCCATTAAAATGGTGATAAGCAGCATCTCTGATCTTGGGACTGCCTCTGAGAATTTTTCTGCCTATATAACTGATCCGATAAAGTATATGAGCGAAGCAGTGGGCATTAGTGGGATGAAGTTTAGTAATACGGCGAATAAGATCAAGGACACTAGTAATGCTGCGGCTCTTCTTGGTGTGTGGTTGAAAAGTCTCAAAACCAGATGGAATGGTTCTGAGGAAGCCATGGGCTCTTTTGTTGAAGAAGTTATCAATACTGGATTGGAATTCAGTACCCTAAAGGCACGAGCGGGGAGGAGCTTAAAAGGTATTACTAAGCTTCTCGATGAGCAAACAAAGTTGATGATAACCAAGTTCAAGGCTAGCATGAAAGAGTTGAATGAGAACTTTGGTGTCAGCAAGCGCACCCAGGCCCGACTGTCCAAAGACATCACGGCCACCATCATTGCACTTGCCAATCTCATTGAGCGCAAAGATGTAGGTGGCCTGATAGATAAGATGAACAAGCTTGGTGAAGAGATGGGAGTTGATCTTGCCAATACTCTTCTACAGACCGCCAGGGAAAGCTTGGTAACAAAGGATCTTGGCAAAGAGGTTGTCGCTGGAGTCGCTATCAGTATTAAACAACAGCAAGAGAAACTCGGCAGACTTTCGCTAATGAAGCCAGCTACGATCAAGAAGATGTTTAAGAATGCAAAGGTAGTAATTCAAGAGGAAATCTTCGATATTCTAAAGGGTGTTGGCGAGAGTAAGGTCCAAGAGAAATTGGTTGGTTCTATCGCCGGATTTGATATTTCGCCCAGAATGAAACGACAAGCCATAGCAAATCTACAGAATATTTTTACCGACGTGTTCGCTGTCGTTAATAGGATTAAGAGGGAAGCGGCTGAAGAGGGTGGGGACTTTCTTGGGATAAGTCGTGCTGACGAGGCACAACTTCTAGGCGCATTCCAGGTTGCTGCTAACCAACTAACTATCAGACTCAAGGAACTCAAGGGCACATTCAATTCTCTAGATACCGCAGTGGCCGCTTTGAAGAAGACCTGGATGCCACTGAATGAGGATGTGGCTAAAAAGTTCCTGGAACGCATCAATGAGATGCGCGAGTCTGGGGAGGTTGCTCCTAAGGCGATCATGGCCATCGTGAAATCCATGACGGCTATGGGCAAGGCAAGCGCTAAGGCCGTCAAGGTAATAGAAAAGGTCCCTCCGGCGTTGCGTGACTTTTTCAAAGAGCAGCTACAGCTAAATAAGGCACTTTCAGATCCGAGCGGTCTGGAGAGAACACGCAAGGCCGTTGTTCTGACTGCAAAAGATTTCAACAAGGCGATGACCGAGTTGAAGGGCCTCAATAGAGAACTGTGGGAAGGAGCAATGAAAAATCTTCCCGCGTTAGCCGAGAGCATGACGAGGGAAGAGTTCGCAGAATATCTCGTTTATATAGAGAAGCTGAATCAGGGTATTAGAGATCATAACCGTCTAGTGGCTGAACAAAAGAAATTCTTGAAAAAGAATATGAGCCTCGAAAGAGAATACTACGAATTGACGGTCAAGAAATTCGTGCCAGGTAAATTGGATGCTACGACACAAGCCGCTATTAAGAGGGCCAGTATAGAAGAAAAAGAGATGCGGAAAGTAATTAAGGCCGAGGAAGTTCTCCAATCTCAGCGCGATCTAATGCTTAAGCATTATGTTGCCAGACTGGGAAGAACGTATGGACAAGCATTTATGGCCTTCAGGAGCTTTGTACAAAGCACTTCCGCGTCAATAGCTAGATCACTAGTCGATAGCACATTCAAGTTCAAGGATGCTTTCAAGAGCGCTATCAATGAAATGAAGGCAAAACTCCTGGAACTCATGGTAATCCAGCCAATACTGGGCGGCATCTTCGATGCTTTCGTACCAGGATCGAGTCTCCTATTCTTCCAACACGGCACGTCGCTTAGAGGTGTTCCAGGCCCGAGTGGTAGGGACAAGGTCCCGGCGATGTTGACTGCCGAGGAGATTGTCTTGGATAAGAATGCCTCCGATGTTGTTAGAGCGATGGCCTCTGGTAGTATTGGTGGCGGCAATACTCTGTATATGAAGGTAGATATCCACGCCCTTGACGGAGCAGACGTTAAAAAGGTGATGCGCAATAGCATTACTCCAATGCTCAATCGTCAGCTCAGAACAAATCAAGGTATTGCTCCCGACGTTAAGATCAGGGCTGGTAAGACGACATTCCAGAAGGGATTCCGATAATGGCTATCGGGTACATGATCGATACGCCTGGAACATCCCAGGGAGATAACTACATTGGCACAGCCGTACCAACTGGCACGAACTTTGGTGCGGCCGATCTGCTCAAGCTGTACAACGGTAGGCAGTCTTCCGTGGGTCACGCGTCGGCCAAGACAGGGATCGTGCTCTCATACGACCTCACGGTAGCCAGAAACGTCCAATTATTCGCCCTCTTAGGCCACGGTTTTGCCTCCGGGGCGACCTTAACCCTCCAAGCTGACGATGATCCGGCTTTTGGCTCCCCAGGAGTCAACCTGGTACTTACCTGGAATGAGTACCAGGTTATATATTTTTGGAGTGCTGCGCAGAACTACAGGTATTGGAGACTTCTTGCTGAAGATGCGGCCAATCCAAACCTGCCTTGGATTGGGGAACTGATCCTCGGAGTCCCGATGTTCTTCACCCATCCCTGCGCCTGGAACCTGGCAGAAACGTGGCTCTTCAATAACGCGGTGCAGGCCAGTGACTATGACGTGACCTGGCGCTTCAAGAAAACAGAGCGCCGGGCCTTCCAGAATATGAATTTTACACAACGTCCAGATACAGAAGTCGCCGAATTGACTGACCTCATCGAGGATACCGATGGATCTCTAATTCCGGTACTGATGTTTTTGGACGAGACTGAACCGAATGAGGCAATCTACGGTTATCTTCAGGACGAGTTCAGCCGCCAATTCCATTTCATCAATTGGAACAATTTCATGGGATTGACCATTACCGAGCAACCGAGAGCTAACTTGATCAAGGTGGCAAGCTTCTAATGCCGACGAAGCTACTTGATGGCTTCAGATATGCCGATCAATGGGGCGCCATAAATGTTGATACGGGCGCCCTAGCTGATATCGCTACCCCAACGATTGATGGTAACGGTTCGCTCAGTTTTGGTCGTAGCGCTACGACGGAAGACTCGGCCGGTGTCAAGAGAGCCTACGTAACACCCATTGATATGCTCCCCTATCCAGTGGCCAGGGTATATGCCTTTATCCCGGCTGCTGATCTAGCCGCAGTTACATCCTTTGATATCATAGTGAACAATGGCGGTGCAGAGCCATATACGCCTTACGATGCCCAGTATGAGTGTACAGTTCTACCGGCATCGTTCCCAGTTTACCCATTTACCAAGGTAGCCGCTGGCACGAATTCGGAAGTAATCAACAGCGGGATTCTCGAAGTCACCACCGGGAGCGGCGTGGGGGATGAGCTGTATTACACTCGTGATATGGCGGTTGACTGGCTTGACGCCGGTAATGTATACGATTGGGTTCATTTCAGGCAGCGCTTGAAAGTCCCAGTCGGCGCCATCGATCAGTGGGCCTATACAGAAATCCAATTCGAGTCCGCTAGAGTTACCCTTTATTTCTATGATGGAAATATCAACTATGGCGCAGGCACTTATGTTGTAGATACTACGACTGACC